GGAATTTATTGCTTTGTGGGATAAGCACCAATCTGTTGCAAAGTTAGCAAAGATTCTTCAAATATCAGAGAGGTCTGTTCATTATCGCAGGCGTAACATGGAAAAAATCCATGAGACTAAATTGCCAGCAGCAGACTATAGAGGTGCTATGTATGATGCTCGGAAACAATCGTTTTCCCCTTTAAAACAGATTGATCTTGGAATACTAAATGGGACTGTGATTGTTTTCTCTGATGCCCACTTTATCCCTGGTCAAAGGTCTACGGCCTTTAAGGGATTGCTGTACGCCATCCAAGAATTTGCGCCCCAGGTTGTGATTTGTAACGGAGACGCCTTTGACGGGGCTTCAATATCACGCCATGATGTTACTGAACAACCAGCGACTACTGTCATTCAAGAACTTAAAGCTACGCAAGCTGCGTTGGGTGAGATTGAGGAAGTAGCCAAAGCAGCTAGGCACAATGTAAAGCTACTGTGGACATGGGGAAATCATGACGTTAGATTTGGCAATCGACTGGCCCAACACGCACCACAATTTAAAGAGGTATTGGGTTTTAAGTTAACAGACCACTTCTTAGATTGGGAGTTTTGTTGGGCGGTATGGCCTACTAAAGATGTGATTATCAAGCACCGATATAAGAATGGAATTCACGCCACTCACACGTCAACCTTGAATGCGGGGGTCAGTACTGTCTGTGGACACCTTCATGCCCTCAAGGTGACCCCATTCCAAGATCTTCGAGGAAATCGTTTCGGGGTCGATTGCGGAACATTGGCTGAAATTGATGGCCCACAGTTTACTTATGCTGAATTAAATCCAAGCAATCACCGAAGTGGTTTCGCGGTGCTGACATTTTTCAATGGTCAATTGCTTTGGCCAGAGCTGGTCCATCGGTTTGATGATGGGTTGATAGAGTTCAGGGGTTGTGTAATAGACGTTTCTGGGCTATGAGTGCTTGGTTAATCATTCTCACAGGGGCAATTTACGCCTATATTGCTGGTGAACAGCTGCTTAAAGGGAATGCGTCTATGGCGGTAGTCTATGCAGGTTACGCATTTTCAAATGTGGGGCTGTACTTGATGGCCAAGTAAGCCCCATCAGGAATCAAACTTCTGTGACTTCTTCTTCTGTTTCTTCAGTGTCTTCAAAGTCTTCATCATCAAGCTCAATTGCTTCATATTCAACTGCCCAGCCGTGTTCTTCTTGAAAAGCAATAAAGTCTCTGATGATTTGAATTTTGTCAAAGTCCCATGTCTCAACTGTAATCTTCTCATGTTCGCTAAAACCTAGTTCCATCTCGAATTTCATAATCTTCCCCAGTTAAGCAGCCGATTGCTGCAAAATTATCGTAGTCCGATTTTGTGTCAATGAAAAGTCTTATCCATTGGAGTCTGTTTAAGGCAAAATCAAGCCATGGCCAGTCAAACCCAACAACTTGAGAACCCAGCACCACCAAACCTTGGTTATCCGACCGAGGTGTATGAGCGCAGGCATTTCAATGAGAACAATGGCTCATTGAATATTTACTTCAAAAAGCTCTCAAGTGTGTTTGGGTCTCTGTTTGGACCAAGGGGTGGTAGGTTTATGAATAACCCCCATGGGGCATTTCAAGATTCTACAGACCAAGTGGCTGCCAACACCACCACGGCCTATGCAGTCACATTCAACACCACAGACTTTGCCAATGGCGTGACTATTGCCAGTGGATCAAGGATTACTGTGGCCGATGCCGGAATCTGGAACTTGCAGTTTTCCATTCAATTAAAAAACACCACAAACGATGGTCAAGATGTGGATATCTGGTTTCGCAAAAATGGGACAAATATTGCCAATTCAAACAGCAGATTTCACTTGGTAGCAAGAAAATCAGCAGGCGACCCAAGCCATTTAATTGCTGCCATGAATTACTTTGTCAACTTAAATGCAACTGACTATGTTGAAATCGTGTGGCGTACCACCAGCACTAGCGTAAGTTTGGAACATTTTGACACCAGCACAAGTCCCACACGGCCAGCAATCCCATCAGCCATTGTCACAATGAGCTTTGTCTCAAACATTACCTAAATACTGCCATGTACATACCTATCAAATTACCTCCAGGTGTTTTTCGAAATGGTACTGAATACCAGGCAGCAGGCCGCTGGTATGACGCAAACCTAGTTCGCTGGTATGAGGGGACACTGCGCCCCATCAATGGATGGCGCACCAGGTCAAGCTCTCAGATGTCAGGCTCATGCCGCGGGCTTATCACTTGGCGCGACAACAGCGGTGGCCGGTTCATTGCTGCTGGAACGCACACCAAACTCTATGCCATGAACGAGGCTGGGACACTCAAAGACATTACGCCAACTGGCTTCACCACAGGCTACGCCAGCTCCACAGTGCTGACTGGATACGGCTACAGCACCTATGGTACATTGGCTTATGGCATTGCAAGGCCAGATACTGGAACGCCAGTGGCAGCCACCACATGGTCACTCGATACATGGGGTGAATATTTAATTGCTTGCTCTTCATGGGATGGCAAGATTTATGAGTGGCAATTAGGCTTTACAACGCCAACAAAAGCCGCGGCCATTACCAATGCACCAGTTAACAACAAGGCAGTGCTTGTCACTCAAGAGCGCATTATGTTTGCCCTTGGTGCTGGTGGCAATCCAAGAAAAGTGCAGTGGTGCGACCAAGAGAACAATACGCAGTGGACACCAGCAGGCGACAACCTTGCAGGCGACTATGACTTAGCCACGCCTGGCTCACTGATGGCTGGCAAGCGGGTTAAGGGTGTAAACCTACTGTTTACAGATGTTGACGTTCATACGGCCCAGTATGTTGGTGCGCCATTTGTCTATGGCTTTGAGAAAGCCGCAAGTGGCTGCGGTCTCATTTCGACTCAAGCTGTGGCGGCCATTGACACTGCTGCCATTTGGATGAGCAAGTCTGGCTTTTGGATATATGACGGCTATGTCAAGCCACTTCCAAGCGATGTGAGTGACTACATATTTGACAATATCAACTTTGCTCAAGCAAGTAAGATTTACGCGGTCCATGTCAGCAAGTATGGTGAGATTTGGTGGTTTTACCCATCAAGCGGAAGCAATGAGAATGACAGTTATGTCACTTTTAACTACCGAGAAAACCATTGGAATATTGGATTGATGCCTAGACTGGCTGGTACAGACTCTGGCGTGTTCACCTATCCATTGATGGTCTCAAGTGATGGTTACATCTATGAGCATGAGGTCGGGTTTTCTTATGACAGCGCCAGCGTCTATGCTGAGACTGGCCCAGTCCAGCTTGGCAATGGCGACAATATTATGAGTATTCGCCAAGTCATTCCAGATGAGCAGACTTTGGGTGAGGCGATGGTTTCATTTAAAACCCGCAATTACCCAACTGGCACACAATCCACATTTGGACCATATACGGCAGCCAATCCAACTTCAGTGAGGTTTTCTGGCCGCCAAGTCAATATGAGGGTGACTGGCAACACTTTGGCCGATTGGCGTGTGGGCGTGATGAGACTGGATGCAATTCCATCTGGTAAGCGATGAGCGATCAAGAACAATTGGAAAGGTTGCGCCACCATGTGGAGGCGGCATTAGAATACTCTGGAGGCACACATAATTTTGACGATGTCGCTGAGATGGTTGAGGATCACAGATTACAACTGTGGCCAGCCAAGGACTCGGTGGTATTGACAGAGATCATTGTCTATCCCAGGCTAAAGAATTTGCATTATTTTCTGGCTGGTGGCGACCTAGATGAACTCTCACGGATGAGACCATTGATCGAATCCTGGGGCAAGTCTGTTGGCTGCACCAGGGTGACGTTGGCAGGCCGTAGAGGCTGGTCAAAGACATTTTTGAAAGACGAAGGTTACAGCCCACAGTGGTCTGTAATGGCAAAGGAACTTTAGGGGAATAGATATGGCATCAGAAGCACTCAATTGGGCATTGTCCAATGGCATGACTCAAGCCGAATTTGATAAAAACATTTTCGATGCTGTGGTCGCGGCTCAGAAAAACAACACAAGCCCTGCTTTATTGCGCGTTGAGATGGATCGGCTTGGCATTAGCCCAGCAGATGTGGCACGGGCCACTGGTGTCACAACTCAAAGTGTTGAGTCCCAGTACAACGCAGCAGCCCCTAAAACTGAGGCCGAGCTGATTGCAGCAACGGCAGCCGCCAATGAGTTGGCAGCCCGTACAGCCAGAGATACAACGGCCAGCCAGTCTTTGATTAACGCTAGAAATTTGGCTGCGCAAAATGTTGCTGGAACTTTAAACGCTACGCAACAAGCGGCTGCTAGACAAGCTCAAGCTGATTTGGTTGCTAGGCAAAATGAAGCGGCTTTAGCATTGCAGCAACGCAATACAACTGCTGGCTTGCTTGCACCAACAGCGCAAACTGCACCAGTTGTTCCATCACAAGGCTTTGCCCAGAACTTTGCCAACTACCAAGCAATTGCGCCTGGTGCGCAATACAACCCAGCAGTCACTCCTGGTGGTGCTTCTCCTTACAGTCTGATCATGGGCCAGATGAAGCCATTCTCAAACCCCTATGCGAATATGCCGGTTAACACTCCATTAGGTGGTTATGACCCATCCTTGTATGAGCGAATTAATGCGGCCAATCTGGCTAAGGCAGCGGCAGAAGAGAAGGCTGCCATATTAGCAAATCAGATAGATGCGAGTAGCACTGGTGGCGATGGTGGTGGAACTGGCGGTGGTGGTGGTGGTGGAACTGGTGCAGGCGCTGGAACTGGTAATGCTATGGCCAAGGGTGGCTATGTCCATGGCGGTCTGATGTTTGGACCAAACCCACCTGGTCCAGATGATGGCGCTGTCAATCTTGATATGGGTGAATATGTGATCAAGAAGTCTTCAGTCGATAAGTATGGCCGTGGACTTTTGGACATGATCAATGAGGGCAAAGTGTCTGCCAAGAAAATGAAATCTTTACTCGGATAAGGTGGCAATATGTCAAAAGGTGGAACAACTACATCAACCAGCTCCATTGATCCGCAGATCAAAGAAGCATTCTTGGCCAACTTCCAGCAGGCCCAGGGGGTCGCTGGTGCTTTGCCGGTCCAGCAGTTTGCTGGCTATAACCCTTTGTATCAGGCAGGCGAAGAGGCTTTGGTCAACACCGGCCTTGCTGGACCAGGCATCAGTGGCACTGACTTGGCAGCTCAAATGGCGGCTTATGGCGGTGTTTATCAGCCTGCTGCAATCACAGCGCAGCAGACCAATCTTGGCATGACTGGACCAGGCTCGATTGCCTCTTACATGAATCCATACACAAGCATGGTGCGTGAAAATGCATTGGGTGACTTGGAGTCTGCAAGACGCGCTGCCATTCAGCAGACTGGTGAACGTGCAAATGCTGCCCGTGCATTTGGTGGATCGCGCCAAGGTGTGGCCGAGGCTTTAACTAACCAAGGATTTGCTAAGCAGGCCGCCACACTTGGCACAACATTGAACGAGCAGGCATTCAATCAGGCCATGGCCATGCAGCAGGCTGACATTGCGCGTCAATCAGCAGCCGATATTGCCAATCAGCAAGCAGGCTTGCAAGGTGCGCAATTGCGCTTGGGCGGTGCAAGCCAGCTCGGTAATTTGGCTGCACAGCAACAGGCATTGCGTCTTAGTGGCGCTCAAGCTGTTATGGGCGCTGGTGGTGCGCGTCAAGCCATGGACCAGCAGCAGATGGATGCCATCCGAAATATTGGATTGCAGCGTCTAGGTGTGGTGCAAACCAGTCTTGGCGCTCAACCAGCTAATTTAGGCATGGTTACTCAGACTCCATACAGTCAGAATGTTGGTGCTGGTTTATTGGGCGGTGCATTGGCTGGCTCTCAATTGGCTGGTACTCTTGGCCTTACAGCAGGCACTGGTGCTGGACTTGGCGCATTGGCTGCCTTGATCTAACATGAGACAAAATCCAACTCCAGAGCCACAACGCTACGTTGACGCGCAGCTCATGGCTTTGCTTGATCCATCAAGCAAGCGTGACACCATTCTGATCACGCCTGGATCGCCAATGCCGTCTCGCATTCCTGATGGGTTGACAGTGGCTCAGACAAGCCGAGGAATTGTGATTACCAGCGACCCTGCAAAGGTAAAGATTATTGACAAGGGGTCTGAGAAAGATGTTGGCATGGCACTATTTGGCTATGCGCATGATCAGACCAAAGGCTTTGATAATGTGGCAGTGGCCATGGATAGAAACAGAATACCGGTGGCAGAACTGGCCATCAATCCTGGTCAAGAAAGACAGGCTATGAGGGCTGCATCTTTGCTTGCACCAGACACTGGATCAACTAACATGATGAGCAGAGGCGATGTGGTTAATACACGCCTCAGAGGTTTATTGGATTAAGGTGGAAATATGGCTAATGAATTTGATTTTGCAAGTCTAGGCAATATATTTGGTGGAATGCCTGGTGCAACACCAACGGGTCTTGATGCATTGCTGACAGAAGATCAGCGCAAGCTGCTTGGCCGTAATGCTGCACTGTCAGCAGCTGGTGCATTGCTCCAAGCTAGTGGCCGAAGTGCAGTGCCAATCAGCATGGGCCAAGCACTTGGATCAGCTTTGCAAGCTGGACAGCAAGGTTATCAGCAAGCCCGAGCTAGTTCTTTTCAAGATTTATTGCTTGGTGAAAAAATTAAAGAAATGCAACGCGAAGCTGTTGGCAATGAGGCTTGGCAAAAATACTTAAAGGGCGAAGGCCAGCCAGCTGCATTGACCCCAGAGCAAGCGGCCTTGGCTGCGCCCGTATCTGTTGCAGGGCCAGTTGGTCCAAGAGTCGCACGTGCAGAATTGGCAGCACAGATGCCTGCACCAATGGCTACATCTACAGACCCACTGTCATTTTTAAATCCCGTACAACGCGCTTTAATTGGTGGAATGCCACGCAAAGAAGGAATGCCAGAGGTTTTAAAGGCAGCCGCAGCTCAAGCTGAGTTTGGCAAGCCAGAGCCAGTGGTAATGAATGGCAAAACAGTGATGTTGCAATACAACAAACTAGGCCAGTCAAGAGTCGCTGAAGGCGCTACACCATACGAGGCCCAGTCACCTGACATTCGCGCTGTTGAATATTTGCAAGGCGGCCCATTGGCTGGAACTGGTACAGCTGGCATTGAGAAAGTTGGTCAATATCGCAAACAAATTGCAACGCAAGTTAATGTCAATCCAGAACAAAAAGGCTTTGAGAATGAAATGAAGTTGGCTGGCGCATTTAAGCAAGAGCCAGTTTATAAAGACTATCAAGATGTGAAGTCTGCTTTTGGCCAAGTAGTTTCATCTTTAAGCCAAGGCACACCAATTGGTGATGTTGCTGGTGCTACCAAGGTGATGAAATTGCTAGACCCAGGCTCTGTCGTGCGTGAGTCTGAGCTTGGCATTGCTATGGCGGCCTCTGGTCGCATGGACAGATTGCAAAATTATTTCAGCAATATGATGAGTGGTCGCAAACTTACACCAACTCAAATTGATGACTTTAAGGCTTTATCAAATGAGCTTTATTCTGCTGCTGGTCAGGCATATAACCAAAAGCGCAAAGAATATCAAGGCTTTGGTGAAGCCTATAACTTTAAAAATCTTGATGCAGCCCTTGGCGCTCCAGCGACCATCCCATCATTGATGCGAACAAGACCTGGAACTGGTGGTGCAACAAGACCATCCCTTGGCAATATCTTTGGAACACCAGGAGGCTGATCATGGATGGCATTAAAGACAAAATTAAAGAAGCTCAAAAGGCTGGTTATGGCGATGATGAGATCATTCAATTTTTGGCCCAGATGCCAACTGTTGGAACTCAAATCAATGCGGCTCTTGAGAATCAATACAAGCCAAGCGAAATCCTTAAATTCTTGGCTGAGTCAAAGTCAAAAGCATTTGAGGCTGGTGCAAAATTAGATACAACAACCCGTGCCTTGGCCAGTGCTGCTGGTGGTCCAACTTTTGGCTTTGCTGATGAGTTGGCCGGTGTTATTGGCGCTCCAATGTTGGCCATGCAAAAAGGTGTGCCACTGTCTGATGCCTACACAATGGGCCGTGACATATTTCGAGGCGCTGCCGAGTCTTACCAGAAAGAATCACCATACTATGCAGCCGGTGGTCAATTGGTTGCCAGCGTACCAATGATGATTGCTGGTCTTCCTGGCAAAGTCGTGCAAGAAGTTGGCAAACGAGTTATGCCAGCCATTGAGGCTGTCGCCCCAAGTGTTGCACCAACAATTGGCAAGGCTGGCCAATATGTGACTGGCGCCCCAGCTGCTGGTCAAATCATGGGTATGGGCCAACGAGCAGTGCAGGCCGGTGTCTCTGGTGCAGGCTATGGTTTGCTTGGCGGCATTGGTGAATCAACTGGCCAGACTGCTGAAGAAATATTAAAAGATGCGGCCAAGAGTACATTGATTGGTGGCACATTGGGCGCAGTTACTCAACCAGCGATGGGCATTCTTGGTGCTGGTGGCCGTCAAGTCATGGCGCGTATGTCTCCCACTGCTGCTGGTACATACGCACAGCAAAAAGTCGCTGAGTCTTTGATTCGTGATGTGCCAGAAGCATTAGCACCAAGTGCATTGACCATGGCTCAAGCGCGTTTGGCTAAATTAGGTCCAGAGGCTCGCATTGCTGATGTGGGTGGCAAGTCCACACGCAATTTGCTCGATGTGCAGGCCACATTGCCTGGCACAACAACTGAGGCTGTAGAACGTGCCATTCGTGAGCGCCAAGCAGGCCGTGCTGGTCGATTGATGACTGCTGCCGATGAAACCCTTGGCACTCAAGGCGCTCAATTTATGCAAACACTTGATAAATTTAGCGCTCAAAGATTTGCTGAGTCTCGCCCATACTATGCAGCTATTGACCAAGCGGCTTTGAAAGTTGATTCCTCATTGGCCGATGCATTGAACAAATCACAAGCAGTCCAAGGCTCTGCTGAATTGTTATTTAAAACAAAAACTGGCCAGACAATTGACTTGGCTAAGCTCAAAGTTGGTGATCCAGTGCCAATGAATGTCTTGGATACTTTGAAGCAATCCCTTTATGACACTGCACAAAGTCTGCGCAGAACTGGAAGCAATGCCCAGGCTAATGCATACGATGATGTGCGTCAGCAATTAGTTGGAGTGCTTGAGGCCCAGTCACCTAAAGTTGGTGGCCAGTCTGCATACACCATGGCCATGAAGACATGGGCCGGACCATCTCAAATGATGGATGCGGCAGAAGTTGGTCGCAAAGCCATGACTGGCGATGTGCTTGAACTTGGTCAAGCCATGAGGGGTTTCACGCCATCAGAGATCGATGCATTCCGCATTGGTGCTTTGCAGGCTTTGCGTCAGAAGACTGGCACAGAGGCTGGCCAGACATCATTGCTCAAGATGTGGAAAGAGCCTGCAACACAAGACAGGCTCAAAGAAGTCTTTGGCAACGATTACAGAACATTTGCGTCTGCGGTGGCTAAAGAAGCACGATTAAAAGGTCTTGAGTCTGCTGGCCGTGGATCACAAACTGCTGCACGTTTAGCTGGAACTGCTGATCTTGAGATTGCACCATTGGGTCAGGCAGCTGCTGCGGCTGCTGCTGGAAGCCCAACTGGAATGTTGGCGGCTGCATCAAATCTGGCAAGCCAGACAAGAACTCCAGAGGCTGTGAGAAATGAGATTGGCAAAATTTTGCTATCGCGTGACCAACAGCAATTGACAGATTTGGCTGAAGTGATCAGAAGATTGAACGAATCTCGCGCAAGAGCTGCCGGTGTTTCTGGCAGAACTTCTGGCCAGATTGGTTCAATGCTGCCTGGTT